TTAGCCTGAAGGCAGCGCGTAAATTTGCCGAGATTTTTGATGCTTCTTTCGAAATATTTCTTGGCCGAAAATAAAGTGCCCCCAAAAGTATTGCCCAGTTATTGCAACTGAAATTCCAAGGATTGAGAAGCGCTCACCTTTTCGCCTTATTCTTTTCACCATGGATAAGGCGGAGGAATAGCATATCGGGAAAATCCTACTTTCCGGGCTATTTTCGCAGTTACGGACATATTCAGAAAGCCTCTTTGCTATAGATTCCGTCATAAAGGCAACTTCTATATCCTTTCCTGATTTTGGTTGCCGAATCATCAGCTTCCTGTCCGTAATATCATTTCCCCTGAGATTCAAGACCTCGCCTATTCTCATACCGCATCTTGCCTGGAGTTCAAGCATTAGTCTGTCTCTGATCTTTTTACTCCGATAAATGATTTCATCAACACTTTCTCTGCTGAGAATATCCTTCTGTTTCATCCTTGGACTTTTGAAAGCTTTGGCTATGATCGAATCTTGGCAGGGATTCTTAATCGAATGTCTTTTTTCATTGATCAGGAAATTGAAGAATGCTTTCAGCTGAGCATATCTCAATCTTCTGGTTGACTTGGCCGCATGTTCCGTTAAGGCTTCCAGAAACTGGTAGATTTGATCAGAGGTAATCCCCTCTATATGAATATCAGTAAAATGATTTTCGAGATGTTCAAGAAGGTAACGGTAGCTGTTCTTGGTTCTCTTCCTATGGATATTTTTCTGTGAGATTTGAAAAATGCGAATGGCGTCTTTTACTATCATTGTCTGCCTCCTTTTTATAGACCTTTGGGGAAACAGAGATTATACAGTATTATCGAAGGTAGGTATTCGGTTTTTTGTCGTTGTTACGCCACTATAAGAGGATCACTATTGATAGTGGTTGCTCCCCGGGCAACCTGGATAAAAACAACTTTTCTCTTGACAGTAGGTTATAAATAGTTATAACTACTCTTGCAATGGACGTCATCTGGCAGCCAAGGGCACTTAAGCAACTTAAGAAGGTTGGGGAACGAGGCATTCAGGGGCGGATTCTGACGGCTTCGCGAGGTTTATCCAAATTCCCGGCATGTCCCAATGTCAAGCGGTTAGTCAATCACGAGCGAACATATCGACTGCGTGTGGGAAACTGGCGGATACTCTTCGATGTGTTTGAAGAAATCAGTATCATAAGTATAGAAGAGGTCAAAAAGCGAGATGAAAACACATATTGATTACCAAACAATAGATTATCAAGGCAATCCAGCTTTTGTGCTGGTACCTTGGAACGAATTCAAGCGTATCCGTCCCTTGCTGGATGTCGATAAGATCCGCTCCCTTGGTATACCTCAAGCGGTTGTCGAAGCACATCTTTTACGGGCAATACCTATAATCCGGGCATGGCGTGATCACATCGGAATTACGCAAAGAGAGCTTGCTACCCGTATTGGTGTGAGTCAAGCTGCCGTCGCAAAATTAGAAAAGCCCACCGCTAAACCGCGTCGCGCCACCCTTGAAAAGATTGCTGAAGCGCTTGGGATATCAATTGAAAATCTTGATGTTTAACAGTGCTTCCTGTTACACACTCTGGCAGAATCGAGAAAAGCTGCTGTTTTGATGTGGTAAGCAGCATCTGACGTGGCCCAAGATTCCCTTGATGTGGCGGCGTGAGATAGCGCACCCCTCATAATTGCGATAAATCACTTCCCAAATCTATTTGATTCTATCAAATTTCATTTGATTAGCTAGTCGAAATTTCTAATTAATAGCTCTTGAACCTGCTTTTTCTTATTAGCTCCGCCAGCTGAATAGGTTGTTTTTACTGTTTCGATTTTGAAGCCTTTGTATAACTCCCGGATTTCAGCGGCATCGTTGATCGACATGATGAATTTACCACTGATTTTGCTTAAAATATCCCGCAATTTTGTAAAATCCGCCCTGCTGAATATCCCTTTACCGTAGTATTCCTCATAATTATAATAAGGTGGATCGACGTAAAAGAAGGTGTCCAGGCGGTCAAATCGCGGAATTATCGTCTCATACGGCTTGTTTTCGATATATACTCTGGCCAGGCGTAAATACACGTCTGATAGTTCCTCTTCAATTCGGAGTAGGTTAAACCGTGGCTTCGATGATACGGCGATTGAAAACGATGGCTTATCGATGCGGGCCGCGTAGCCAGATTTCAGTAGAAAGTAGAATCTGACTGCCTTCTGTATGTCCGTTAAAGTATCCGGGTTTTCCTGTTTAAAGCGATCAAATTCATCCCTGGCCACTAGAATCCATTTCAGATACCGGATAAACTCCTCTAAATGAAGCTTAATGACCCTGTAGAGAGTGACCAGGTCAGTGTTAATATCATTAATTATCTCTACCTCTGATTCTTATTTTTTAAACAGCATCCATGCTGCGCCTGCGAAAACCTCACAATAACAATGATGTGCCGGAATTTTAGGTATGATCTTCTTTGCTAATAACGACTTGCCGCCCATATAGGCGATAAAACTGTTCATAAAATGCTCCCTCAGATTGATTTTTGAGGATAGCCCTGCTATAAGCTGCACCGTTTGGTCTGGGTGGATGGTAGCGGGTTATCCTGTTGGGCATGCAAGTGCCTGGTCTGGGGAGGTGGTACTCCCTGGAATACTGTCCGCCTTTCCTATTCTACACAACTACGTATGCCGTGAATCCAACAAAGGACATCTGAGACTCTGCGGGCAATGCCGCATTGATGGTGGCCTCTGTAATCATCCAGACACCAGACGAAGCAAACGGGATGCTGATATTGGCCACACCGTTCTGAAATGAGACCAACACAACAAATTCTCTGCCATCACGCGCCTGCACGGGCATTCGGAACGATGTGGTTAACGGAATAATGGCTCCGGCTTGATCGCGCAATTCCACCGTCGCCGTCAATGTTACGCCCTCTTTACATGTCACTTCATGCGCAGCCAGGTTGATAATTGTATTGACTACATCGCTGGCCGTGAGACCTGAGATAACAAGTACAGGATGGGACACCTGTTGCACTTCCGGAGGAGGTTGAAACTCTCCGCTTGCATATGTCCAGTCTATCCCTGGTTTATTTGACAATTCCGTGATGTCGATCATGGTAGTTATTCCGTCTGATAACGGGGCATGATCGTCAGACCAAGTAAATATATTAACGACTTTCCCTTCAATCACTGCCGCATACGTCCTTATTAATACGGAATCTCCTTCAGCAGGAAGGGGTGATTTACAAGAAATGTCGATCAAAAGCATTCCCGGATCAATCACAGGTGCGACATCCGATACCCAATTCCTAAAAACCCGGTTGATAACTTTGTTATTAACTTCAGCATATATCTTTTCCATATCAAGCTCCTTATCCCCAGTACTCAAATACGACCTTGCCTGAGCCCCCATTAAAACCGCTGGCCCCGCCATTACAGGCACCAGCCCCCGTATTATCGCCGCAGTTCGCATTAGACGGGCTAGCCCCCCAATAACCGCTGCCACCTCCACCGGCTAAGCTATTAACGAGGCCCCCGCCCCAACCAGACCGACCACCATTAGAGGGGGTGGTAGAATGCCCTTTTCCACCGCCAGCACCGGCCACGCGGTTCCCTACTTCTAAAGCATCCTGCCCAGGAACACCAACCACCGTGGCTCCTGATCCGGGACTACTGCCACCGTCGCCGCCATTTCCTCCGGAGTTGCCTGCCTTTCCACCCTCTAGAGTGAAGGTTCCGAACGTACCGCTGACAGTGGTATTCCCACCGGCAGATCCAGCTGTTCCACCAGCACCGATGGTGATCGTGATCGTTTCACCCGGCGTGACACTTACAGGAGTTCGGTGGCACGCGGCTCCAGCCCCAGCTCCTCCTCCCTGAGAATGCCCTTGCGTACTGCCACCACCGGCAACTCCTGAAAGCAAAAGCGCATAAATTCCAGCAGGCACAACAAATGACCCGGAGACCAAAAATTCAACCCGTTTTAGTGTTGTTCCCCCGGCTTCGGGATACACATTCAACCCTCTCATGTCGTCACCTCCATTCCCTCTGCCGTAAACGATATGTGCCCGGCTGCGCTATAAACCTTGATCGTTGCCCCTGCTGGTAAATCGAAAGAGTCGCTCGCCCCGCCGTTTGCAGGTATGCTCAGGTCGTAAATCACATAGTGCTTCGGATCGATGCTCTCTCCCGAAGGCACATGAGCGACCCGGACAGTTTCTGCAGCCGTGGTCTGATTGCAGATTTTTACGGTGCCTTGACCTTCTTTTCCTGCGCCGATCACACACAGATCAGTCAACGTTGTCGCTGATGGTTTTACCTGCCCGAATATTTTAGTAATTGTTTCCATCTGTTACCTCCCTTCAAAAAAGTGAGCCGTTCTGCGGGCATTATGTTGTGCCTCTTCATCGATAGGGGCCGATCCGTCTTCGTCCTTGCCATCGTGAGTGTGGGCGAAGATTAGGTTCAGGAATGCCGCGACAACTTTTGTGCCCATAACGCCTAGTGTGGGATCGCCGTCTATAAAAACTGTTTTAGCCATAATGCCTCCATATTATTCGTAATTGAAAACTACTGCTGTATGCGCTGGTTTCAGCTCGTCAAATAGTATTTCCAATTCTTCCGATCCGCCAGGCGCATTGACCTGCCAGATATAAATAGCTTCCTCTATATAAA